CTATTCCGTACTCCTGAAGCTAGGAGAAAGTGGTTAGATCATGAAATGGTACATATAGCTCAGGTAGAAGAGAAAGGTTGGTTTAGATTCTACTCCTCCTATATCTGGCATCATCTGCGATATGGATATAAGGGTAATAAGTATGAAGAAGAAGCATCTCATAAAGATCCAGTAGATAAGAATCGAAGTGAGTAGGGAGAAATGATAAAACTCTCATATCAAGGTAGGGTTGCATCAGTAGGTGCATGGGCTAGAATCTTAGGTTGTTCTCCTCAGACTTTACGTGAAAGAAAGAGAAAAGGACTGTCTGATGCAGAAACTCTAGGCACAAAGATAGTACCTAAGAATGCTGCCTCTCCTAGAAAGTTAGCGAAAGCTAAGGGCGAACTGGTATATGAAGGATGTGCCTGTAAGAACTGTGGATCAGAACTTAAATATACAGCTGGTGGCACCTGTGTTTTTTGTCGCTATGATAAGAAAGGCGGAAAGAAATGAATGATACAATAGATGATTTCTTAGATGCCCCCAGTAAAGATACATTTTATATGCTATCCGATGCCCCAGATTTTGAAGAAGATCTTAAAGATACAATACCAGTAAAACTAGAAGAAGGAGAGATAGATCCTCGTCTCAAACTCTTATCTCATTCATCTCGTACTACTCTTCATAAGTGCCCTAGAAAGTATCAACTCTACCGCCTTTCTTCTACCACTATATCTATGAGTGATGAGAAAGAAGTAGAGCAAGGAGTCACTTTCGCCTATGGTACAGCTGTAGGTGTAGGAGTTGCTTCGACACTAGAAGGTAAGAGCACTAATCAGATCTATCTAGACACATTCCTTTCTTGGGACACTGATCTCTTAGATGAGACACCCCGGCAAGAGAAATCTTTCTGGACAGCTCTCTTCGCAGTACAGAAATTTGCAGATCTTAGAACTAAAGGATTTCTGGATGAATATGAACTAGTATATTATCAAGGGAAGCCCGCAGTTGAGCTTAGTTTCCAAATTATTCTTCCTAATGGTTTCAGATATCGCGGCTACGTAGATGCAATATTGAGGCATAAAGAAACTGGGGAGATAATGGTACTAGAATGTAAGACTTCTTCTGGTACAGCTAATCCAGTACAGTATAAAAACTCTGGTCAAGCATTAGGATACTCTGTAGTTCTTGACATTCTATTCCCTTCCCTCTCATCATACCTGGTACTCTACCTGGTATATGAAACTAAGAGTTATGAATATGTAGAACTACCATTTGAGAAGTCACTCCTCCAGCGAGCACTATGGCTGCAAGAGCTATTAATTGATACACAGATGGTAGAGCTATATGAGTCTTATCATACTTATCCTATGCATGGAGAAACTTGTAATGACTTCTTCCGGCCTTGTGAGTATCTAGGACTTTGCACATTAAGAACTGAGAATCATACAGCCCCGCTTACTACTGCTGTATTAGATAAGATCTCTAAAGAAGAAAAGAGCTATGATTTTAATATTGATTTCTATAAACTGGTAGAATCACAAGTCTCTAAAGGAGCAGGATAAGATCTTATGGCTAAACTAAGCACTAAACACTCATCTGCCACTCATAGAATAATTATATATGGTGGCCCGAAATCTGGTAAGACACTTCTTGCCGGTAAGCTCTCTGAGTTTTATGATCTTCTCTGGTTTGATCTAGAGAATGGACATGAGACTTTGTTTCAATTGCCAGAATCCTGGCAAGAAAGAATAGAGCTTATAGATATACCTGATACCAGGAGCTACCCTATAGCTATTGAGACCTGTCTTAAGGTAGTGAAAGGTCCAGTAGATATATGTGAAACTCATGGTAAAGTTTCTTGTATGATCTGTAAGAAGGATAAGAAAGAATTCACTCATACAGATCTTCCTGCTATGAATCATAATCAGGTAGTAGTCTTTGATTCACTTACTCAGTTAAGTAACAGTGCCATAGCGCACATTACCAGAAAAGAACCTGATGATTATAAACTTACATACAATGACTGGGGTAACCTAGGTAAGCTGCTTGATATCTTTCTCTCACATATACAGCAAGCAGGATATAATGTAATAGTAATCTCTCACGAAACTGAGGCAGAAACTGAGGGTAAGAAAAGTGTGCTAGTACCAGTAGGAGGGACCCGCAACTTTTCTCGTAACATTGCAAAGTACTTTGATCATGTAATATATGCTGAAAGAAAGAATAAGAAACATGTATTCTCTTCCTCCTCACAATACTCTACTACTATACTTACAGGTTCTAGAACTGATGTACGGATTGAAGATCAGAAAGAAGGGGAGGAAGCATCATTACTTCCTATATTTAAACCAGAACTCTATGATTCCCTGCCCCCGGAATCTAAGAAACCAGTACTTCTTGGAACTAAAACTAAGAAGCCTTTAATCAAAGCAGAAACTACCAGCAAAGCTGGGGGAGGTGATTCCCAAACTAAAGATATCTTAGCTAGACTGAAAAAGAAAGTAAAGTAATACACTAAAACTCAATTCAATCACATATATTAAAATTCAATAGGAATATATTATGAATGATTCAGTAACAGATCTACTTGATGAGAAACTTGACGACCTGGAAGACTTGCCAGAATTTAAGCCTTTCCCACCAGGTGCTCACCAAGTAACAGCTTCTTTCTCTAGTGATGAGATTAATGGTAAGGCTGTAGTTAAGCTGGACTTTAAACTCATCTCTGTACAGGAGCTAGCAAATCCTGAAGATGTAGAGCCAAAGCCGGGAGATACAGCAGGTACAATATTCATGTTAGATAATGAATTTGGCCGTGGTAATCTTAAGAAACTGGCTAAGCCTTTCCAGGAAGCATTAGGTCTCTCCACTATCAGGGAGATTGTAGAGCAGGCTAAGGATGTAGAGTGTGTGATCCTTACTAGTATCAGGGTTGATAAGAAAGATCCTGATCGAGAGTACCTGAATGTTAAAGAGATACATATAGTCTAACACTCTGCTTAGGTCACTGCTTATAGCCTGTTCCTCTTAGGGGGAGCGGGCTTTTTAGGTACTACCTATAGGAGAAATAACTATGGAAAATACAAGAGTAACTACATTTAATAACTCAGAGGGTGAAACTATAGCTATAGATCATATAGTTAAAGGGGAATTTGCAGGTCACTATGTATTAATTATAGTTGGAGATGAACCTGGTGAAATAGCTCCACACCTTTTAGATAAAGGAACTATAGAGTGGCTCTTAAGAGAACTACCTAAGCTATGAGTATGGACTTACAAGCTCATATAGAGAAACTTAGAAAGAAAGAAGAATCCTCTCCTCCAAAAGATCTGGGGGATACTATCTTATTCTGGGGTACTTCTTTTGATAAATCATACCTGCCCCATCTTAAAGGATGTGTTGGCTCTGCTACCTGCTTCTTAAGGATGGAAGAGATCACCACTCTTACTACAGTACAATTATATTGTAAGCAGAAGAGAATCACCCGTGTTATATCTACCTCTATACCATTACTTAAGAAGTTGTTGGGATGGGACCAGAGGAAAGCACCCTCTCTTTCTAACTATGCAGGAAGTTATTTCACTATCCCCGGCTTTTCTGAATCTGACCCGCGAATTGAAATAGTATTCATACCCCCTTTGAAACACTTAGTTACAGTTACATATGGTAAGTTCATAGCAAAGAGAATGATCACTAAACTCACGACTCCTGAGAAATGGTACAGACCTACACATTTCGGGGGCTATGAACTACTTACTGCATCTAATGAAGACCAGCACTATTGTAACTTTCAAGCCTGCTTTCTTATCTCTATAGATATAGAAACTCTTAGAGAAGATGCACAGGTTAGATGCCTCTCCTATACTGGCTTCTATATAGAACCAGTAGAAGGAAACATAGTATCTAGTAGTGTAGTACTCCCATTAGATAGTGAATATGCACTTTCCATAATGAGAAAGTGGAACCTCCTTCCTGCACCAAAGATATTTCAAAATGGAAAATATGATATCGCTTACTTCGCAAGATATAATGCTCCTGTATATAATTACCTGTATGATACCGCTCACCTTTTCCATTCTTGGTACTCTGAGTTGCCTAAGGATCTTGGCTTTCTTAACTCCTTTTTTATACGAGAAGCTACCTATTGGAAAGATCTTGCTAATACAAATGATCTTCATGAGTATTACCGTTATAATGCTTTGGATACTTGGGGTACTGGTAACTGTTTTCTCGCTATGCTCCTAGAAGCACCTGCTTTCGCACTGGATAACTATCTCTTAGAATTTCCTCTAATCTTTCCTTGTCATCTATCAGAGATGAGAGGAGTCTCTAGAGATATGGATACCCTGGAAGTAGCAAGAAAGAAACATCAAGAAGTAATAGATACTCATACTGCAAGTCTTAATAAGATATTAGGGATTCCTGAAGGAGAGACTTTTAATACTAACTCGCCGCCGCAAATGAAGTCACTTTTAAAAATTCTGGGCTGCGTAGATTTGAAAAGTACAAATGAGAAAGATCTCAAAAAGGCGCGCTTCAGACATCCATTCAATGCGAGGATTATTAATCATGTCATCAAAATCAGAAAAGCCAGAAAACTTATTTCCACATACCTTACAGCTGGCAAAGAATTTAATAGGCAGGATGGAACAGGACATAGAATCTTGTTCAGCCTTAATCCACACGGTACAGACTCTAGTAGACTCGCAAGCAGAGAGCACCATTTCTGGTGTGGATTGCAGATCCAAAACATACCACGAGGTCCAGAGGTTAAGTGCACAATTAGAGCAGATCCGGGATTCTTATTTGCTGAAGTTGACCTTGAGCAGGCTGAGTCAAGAGATACAGCTTATATTTCTGGAGACTCCGCACTAATAGATGCAGTAGAACATAGCCCCGACTTTCACTGTGCTAATGCCTCTGCATTCTTTGGAATACCATTCCCCGAACTCTTTGATATAGCGACAGGAAAGAAGCTTAATAAGGCAATAAGAGATATAGCTAAGAATGTAAACCACGGGGCTAATTATAACATGGGCCCCTTTGTGCTAGTAGAGACAATGGGTGAAGAGAATATATTAAAGGCGAAACAGCTCTTAGGATTGCCACGCTTCTGGACTTACATTCAAGTTGCAGAGTATCTGCTAGAGAGCTTCCATAAAACATATCCAGATATTAAAGGTGTATTCTATCCAGGAGTAGTGGAAGAGATATTGATGAGTAGGAAACTGGAGAGTAAGGCTTTTCATCATTCTTATATAAATCATTGTGTGCTAGGGGAAGAGATCTTACCAGAGAACTATGAAAAGGTAATAGATAAAGAACCAACCTGGACTCGCTACTGTTTCGGGCATCCAGATAAGAACAAACAACATCTTAACTCTTACATATCTCATCCACCTCAGTCTCTAAATGCACAGACACTAAATAAAGCTTGGCTCTCTGTATTCCATGACCTCTCTATTAATAGTACTCACTCTAAGAATATAAAGGTAAATGCCCAAGTGCATGATAGTATTCTCTTTCAATATAGAGAAGGACATGAGTATATATGTGAGATGGTTAAAGAGAGAATGGAGATACCAGTTACAATACGAGGGTATGATAAGGAGATAAGGACATTTGTAGTACCTGCAGGGATTAAGAGTGGAATAGAAGAGAGTGGTGGAGATTACACTGCTAAATATTGGAGTGAGACTGAATGAGTAAATCTAAATTATTAATACCAATACTCTTTACTAACAAAGAAGGAGGGAGCTGGATAAAGTATAAGGGACAAGGCTACACCTTAGAGACTTTAGAGAAAGCTGTTATTGGAGATATAAATGACTTTAATAATACTAAGCTCACTAAAGACTCATTACTTCTTTTAGCTATATACTTTGATAAAGGTATAGGTATGCTTAAAGAAGCTAGAGTTCATTCTCTTGCCTTTAAGATGAATAAGTTTGGAAGATCTCCAAG